TTGCTTTGTTACGGACATCTGCTGGATTCGGAGTCAACGAAGCATCGAGCCCGAGCGGCCAACGCGTGACTTCATGCGTATTGTTCGCGGCAGACTTCCTCTCCACGAGATGGCCTGCGGTTCCACTGGACCAGCCCAAGAGCGGCGTCACGCTTTCGATCCATTTCTTGTACTTCGTGTTCGTCAGCACCGCGTCGATGAATACTCCCTCTTCGTCCAGTGTCAGCGTAGCCTCTCCCATCTTTTCAGCGTAGCGGACGATTTTCCTCGACCTTCCGGCTTTGAGAGGGAGTGCGTGATGAAAGTACAGCGGTGAGCGGATACTCGTCTTCTCCCCAAACCCATAATCGGTTTTGGCGGTGAAGAAGTCCTTCATCACCGAATCATCTGGCGTGTCGGCAGTCCCGAATGTTATGAGATGACCTTGTAGATGTCCGTCATCAGTCATCTTGACGGATCCGCCGAATGCGAAAAGCATGTCACTGTCAGCCTTGACGGGAATGTACTCAAGCTCAACTTTCTGCCATTTCTCACGCGACTCAAATACAATCGCTCCATCAATGTCTTCAGAATAGCCGACCTCGAACAGTCCGTTCTCTCCGGCATCGACGATCACATGGTCGGCAAAGACTTCGCGGATATACTCATGAGACGACGGAATCTCCATGGGCTTCTCGTGTTGATCGTAGAACGAGTTGCGGATCCGCGAGCTTCGTTCATCCAGACTTTCCTCTTTTTTCGCCGCCTTCGCTTCATCGCGCTTGCATACGACCATCTGCACGCCGTCCGGCATGTCTTCCGTTAGCGTCGCGAAGCCGTCAGAGCATTCGTCGGGGTCGAACTGCCGGAATCTCATCATCTCATCCTCAGCGCCTTCGTCCAGTTTTCCATGCGACATCTCGTACTTTTTGAGCCACTCTTTCGCTTCCTCGACGGTCCATTTGTCTTTGTCAAATAGAACGGTCTGCACGTCTTTCGCCTTGATTGCCGTGCGCTTGACCCCGCGTTTGACCATATCGTCGTAGCACGACGGGCAAATGGCCTTCATCTGCTCGCGTGTGACGCGGCCGACGGTTTTTTCACTGCCTTGTGTATGAGACATCGCTCTTCTCCTTTACCCGTGTCCGATCTTGGGTATGATCTTTGCTGGAATAATTTTGTTATCCTCGCTCGAAGCCCGTAGAGCTTCCGTTACGACGATTTCTTCTGCGAGCTTCAAGATGTTCCGAATATGAACTTTGTCGCTGATGTTCGATTGCAACGTGACACTTCCGGCTACATCGATCTCTATGACGATGCATTGCTTCATGCATTCTCCACGATTTGCGCGAATATGTGTTTGATATCCGCTTCACTGCGCGCCTCAACGAGGAGCTTCCCCACGTGCGTCTTGAATGCATCCGGCAACAGCATACTTTCAAACTCTACTGCCGCCGGTTTGCCCTCACGCAGACGAGAGATCGCTTTTCTCTGCCAGCGTTCCATCTCCGCTTTCACCATCGCAACCTGCCCGTTCGTTGGTTTCGGTATTTCGATGGGTTTCGCGAGCTTCCTCTGTTTCGACAGTTCCAATTCGGGTTGAAACTCATCCGGTACTTGCACACCCAAAATCGCAGTTGCCGCCGCAAGCGAGAATCCGGCATTGACGTATTGCAAAACCGCCGATGCTCGCTCCTCTTCATTCTCCTGCATCTCCGGCATTTCCTCAACGGCAAAATCAACTGAATATCCATACGGCTTGAGGAGTTCATTGAGTTTGAGCTGGTGATATCCAGCCCGCGCCGCAATCGTGTCGTTCACGAAGGATTCGCGTTCTGTATCTGAGATCGCCTTGGTTTTCGCCTGTCCACGAATCATTGAAGTCGGGATGTCAAAAGCGTCGCATACCGCTTCAATGCTGTGAGCATCGAGCGCCTTGATGTCAAACGATTTGATCTCGGGTGTGAGGGTTTTGATTTCGGTCTGTTCGTTCACGGCAAGAACGCGAAATGCTCTGGTAATACCTGAAATTGCACGCTTGAAAAAATCCTCTATTCGTGTCCGTTCTGCTTCTTTCGTTTCTTTCGGTACCGTCACCATCGTGATCGGCATCGCCCCGCCCTTGAAAAACTGCTTCAAGAATCGTGAGATATTGTACGTCGTCTCACCATCCATCAACGCCACGCTCGCAGCACTCGTGCCCGATCCCGTATCCGACAACACGCTAAACTCGCGCGTATAGTAGACTTCGTCTTGTGTCCAGAAGTCCCGGCCGCGTGGGAATCGTTGGCCTTCGATATTCTGCCAGAACATCCTTTGCCAGCGTCCCGAGGCATCAAGTCGTTCCTTCACCGTCACGGTAAACGGATTCAGCCACTGGATTCCTACATCGTAACCGTCATCTGTGTTCAGAATCACTGACACCGATTTGCCATCAAGAAGAAGTGCGGCCTCCGTCAGCCAAACCAAACTTTGCAATGGAGTCGAATCCTCAAATGGATAGTGCTCGACTTCTTTTCCGTTCTCGAACACATGAATCGGAACGCGTGCGAGAGTATTGCATCTTAGTCGTACGCACCGGAATATCAAAGGAATGCGCGAGAACCCTTCTGGAACATTCCGTACACGCTCACGCCCACCATCATCCATGAGTTCTTGAAGTGCCCACGGAGAAGTAAGGACGGCTTTCACCGAACCCAAATCAATTGTTCTGTTCATATCTCGAAAACCACCTTTAGTCCTTGATCCACAGTCAGTAACCCACAGCGTATTGCATTGCCGTAAACCGCCGCATCAGCCTTGTCCGGCGATCGGCCAAGCCGCTTTTTGATTTCATTTTTTGATTCCACGCACACGCGTCCTTTACTGTCAATTCCGTATTTCGGCGTCGTCAGTTCCTCTTTGAGTTCCTCGTCATACATTAGGGAGATATTGCCTTCCTCAAGATCCGTTCGCATCTGCCACCACATCTGTGATCGGAGGTTGTTAAATGTGATCGTTTCCTCAAAGCGCTCGATTGGTTTGGCTGCGGAATTCACTTCGATCACTGCAACGCCGGCATCCTTCAACTCATCAACCACACCAGCACCGATTCCGATAACATCGACCCCGACTTTATCAATGCCGTGTTTCCGGATCACATGTTGCACGAGCCCACTTACATCTGTCGTGCGCATATCATTGCCGACCTCGAATTCCGCGAGATGATTGCCTCTCCAGTGTGCAAGCACCGTACTGTCATCGCCAAATCTCGCCACGTCAACTCCGAGAATGCGTTCACCATCTACGGAAGGTGGTTTGAGATTCGCGTTCTCAACCCATGCCAGATGAATCAGCGTGTCTTCGCCGACTTCCGCAAACTCCCCGAGCACGCGCGCCTTCCAAAGCGCGGACGTATCACCCCATTCCTCTCGACGACTCTCAATCCATTCACGGGATACCGCGCCTGGAATAATTTGTTTGTTCTGAATGACGTTCGGATGTTCGAGGCAGGAGATTGAAATTTTCGCGTACTGAGAGGATTTGAAAGCGTTGAAGAAGTTCCCGTGTGTCACGGTAGGATTGCCGATAGCAAGGAAATGCGCGTTGGCAGAGGTCATGGAACCTTCCATTGCGTCCCAGAATTCCGGAGCGACCCCAGGAGCTTCATCGAAAATGAAGAGTGTGTTTTCTTCATGGAACCCTTGAAATCTTTCTGACTCATTCGTTGATAGGCCGATCGCATAATGTTTTTCACTAACCGGAAGGTGTGTTTTGAAAATACTCTTACCGAAAAACTGTCCGTTCGCTTTATACAGCTTCCCGAGTTCAGCCCAGAGGATCTTCTCCACCTGCGTCCAGGTCGGAGCCGTTGTCACGATGATCGAGGGGCGGAATAGATCGAGCCACATCAACACCATTCCCGCCGCTGTGATCGTCTTGCCCGTGCCGTTGCCCGATTTGACCACCGTCCGTTTGTTCTGGATCACCGACCGCGCAACCTGAATCTGCTTCTCCCACAGATTCACTTTCAGTCTCTCGCTGAAGTATCGCTCGGGCTTCTTCAAGTAGAGTCTCCGCTCCAACAAAGTCCGCAACTCCACCAAGTTCTGCAATGATTGTTTTGATTCGCTCACGCTCCTGCTCCGGTGATGTTTCAATCATGTGCTTTACCTCTCCGCTATGCTTGACGTTCAAAGCCGGCAGAATGTCCGCACACAACATCTGCGCGGCCTTCAAAGCAACCATCTCGTTCTCTGAGTCCACGAGCTTCACAATCCGACGCGCGGCCTTGATCTTCGCCTCCTTGATAACCCCGATCGCATCGAGCTGTGCCGCGCGAAGCATCAACTGAAACTCTTCACGGTTCACACGTTTAATCGTCTGTGTGTATTTCAGTCCCACGTTTTCCGCGAGTTCGGTCAGCGTTCTCGTCGGATAGCGTAACTTCAATCGAAGCAGTTCTCTATCAACTTCATCGATTTGATGCGAACGACTCCGCTGTCGTTTCTCAACGATTTTGTTCGCTTTGCGTTGTGCTTGTTCGTCAGTCATGGCGAAAAAAAAGGCGAGCCGTCGAGAGATTCAACTCCCCCAAGCTATTGGTTTCGGGTGAATCTCTTTTTGACTCGCCGTGAGTTTTCTCTTGGCGATTATTATGTCAGATTGCTACGGCAAATATACGTTCCTGGTGAGAATTTGTCAAGTATCGAATCAGATTATCTCTGTGGAACTACGCAATGATGCGTTGTTCGAGGCGAACATTGGCGGCTACTCAACCTCAATTCCGTTGCGTTTCGCCCATTTCCTTGCCCACTCTTCGAGCTTATCTTCATCGAACACCTCTTCGGGTTTAAAGTGTTCGGAAATCTTCTCAAATGGATCATTCTTAGCTTCGCAAAACGGCGGCGTTGTTTGCCCGGACGTTAGCCGCCAGTGGCAGTCGGGACAGTGTGTTCCCCAGCCAAAACGAGTATGATGGGAAAGAATGCTTCTCTGCATTCATTCGGATCAGGAAACGTTTCACTGTTTAGTTTGAATCTTTGAGCGATCCGCTCTTTTATTTCATCCGAAATGTCTGTCGCCAAGAGATAAAACGCTGGCAGACCCTTAATATGCACCTGGATGATTGTCTCGTTCATTACTCTTCCTCACCTAACGGTTTTGGTTGCTATGAATTTGATCTTTCGGTGCTTGCTTATTTTCCGCCTCCAATTTGCCGAGTAATTCATGGCGTTCCTCGATCGAACGAATAACCCGTCTGGGATAGCCTGACTCAATCTTGACTTGCAACTCCCCGTAACCATCCGCCTCAATCTCCCTCAACCGTTGGATGATGAGCCATTCGATGTGTGAGACGTTCACGGTTAAGGGATACGATTTTTCGATGTTCATGCACCTATTCGACTATGTGCGGAAATTCTCGGACAACTCTTCCATCCAACTCTATTCCCAGTTCTGTTCGCCATGCCGCCGACTGTTTGTGGAAGAATGCCGTTCCCGATTCTCTACATTTTCGCTCAATATCTCTCGCCCATTGCTTATCTTCCTTGCGATAGTTCGGCCCGGATTCTCCGCCGTAGATTAGCCAGTGTATTTCACTAAGGCCAATCGCGTGAGCCAATGGGCCAAGTGCAGGCTCATAGCTGATGAACCGGATTTCTGCATCTACTTTGCGCAGGATGTCCGCCCGGAAAGCATACTGTTCGTTTTCGATGGACGTTCCCATCCATACATTGCGCGGGATTCGATCCGGAGAGAATCGAAGAACGTTCTCTGGACGCTTTGTCAGAAGTTGCCACTCAAGATTCGGCGTTGCCACTATCAATGCCCACAGATCATTCCGCCACGGAATCAACTGCTCGTTGTCCTCAAACACGTCGGCCAGTGATGCGCAGAATACTTTGTTCGGGCCCCCTCTTGCCGCCATTCGATTCCATTTCAACGGTTGCTTCCAATTGAACTACCCTCTCTCTCCTGCTTTTCCCTCTGCCATTCTGATCGCGTTTTAACTTTCAGCCTAAAAGCAGAAGTATCCCATGGTACCATAATTCCATTTTTCGGCTTCAGTTTATTACATTTAAACGGTAGATAGTCTACCTTATGCTGCCATCGATTCCATTTCCAAACGATTTCGACTACATCTGGATGTTGCTCCATTAACGATTCTGCCATCAATCGCCGTCCGTTACCTATGTAAAGCTGGTCAGTATTCCCGCCCTTCATCGTCATAGTCGCCGTTTTCTTGCAAACGAACTCCTGACATAGGAATGTACACCAACCATCCTTTAATATCCTCAGCGATAGGTCAGTATCTTCATTATAACGACCGCGCCAACGGTATGGGAGATCATTTTTTATCAGGATACAAGAGTAGATTCGCGTATTCAAGATATAAGTTCTGCATTTTTCTCTCGCTGGTACAAACATTTCATATTGCAGTCCGGCTAACGCGATGTTCTCATATTGGTCGACGAACTTCTCGACAGCCAGGAAACAAACACCAGAACTCAATTGGGTTTTCTTGTTACCGCCTATACGAGCAAACCAGCGTATGTTATCGTCAAGAATCCAATGACGCTTTGCGCCGATACTTAATGCATGATCCCAAATCCAGTTCCTCGCGGGGATTGATCCCTGTCCTAAATTGGAGAATGGAAGAATGAGTATTTTTGCTGGGTCAATTACGGTGGCATAATTATCATGTTCCTGGGGTTCGACTACGATATGATACGGTACCGCCATAGCATCTAATGCTTTGGCAGTAAGCCTTGATTCCCAGCGCCCTTTTGAAACGATGTAAACAGGATATTCAGGATTCAACGATGATATGGTCCCTTGCTATCTGGTCGAAATCTTGTTTCGGAAACCAGATATGCTTCGTGTTTTCAGTTAAGTTCTGCTTTATTAAGCAGGTAAACGCTTTATAATCTGCTTCCGATAAGAATGAGATAACAATACTTTTATATGCTTTCAACGAGTCCTGCAAATATCCTGCCTCAGGATTCTCATCCATCCATCCCGCCTCAAATTTCGGCATGCTAATATCGGGTAAGTCGATTTCTAATTTGACCGCGTCGAAGTCAAGCTGCTCGGTGTGGAGAAATTCGTAAAGCGATTCCTCAGAAATCCGTGCATAGATGCTCGAATAGACAAGTAGGAGCTTTTTGGCTTCTTTCATGTCTTTGCAATCAATGAAATTCGCGGGCAGACAATCCGGAATCGCATATCCCTCTTTCTCGAGTTCCTCCATTGCACGTTTTCGATGATGGCCGTCAAGACACCACAGCATACCATCTTCCCAAACATTGAAGGGCTGAACAAAGCTGTTTTTGACCAACGATTGCTTGAGGCGTTCAAAGCTCTGCCTGGAAAGAGTCTTCAAGTTGCCCTGTAACCATTCGAGCTTCCGCCAGCGAATAGGTTCTGTCTTTATGATTCGATTGCGTATCTCCATATGTCATCCCCTGAGTGCGATAATGATCGCATCAACTGCTGAATTGAATTCTTCCAATCTGGCCTCAAGCTGCTCCTGCATCCACCGTTGCCCGCTGGTCCGATCTACAACGGCCGCCTCAAATAGCATCCGAAGTTCACGCACTTGGGCAATGACAACATCGTTCGATATGCCCTTGCGTACTTCATGCGAATGCGCGGTAAATAAGAGTTCGCGGGTCTCGGTGATCATGGACGTATCGAAATTATCGGATGCGAAATCTTTGTAGAGTAATACCACGTTCGGTATCACGTTCACAATGTTCCTGATACTGGTGAGATCTTTGAATGACATGACTCAATACCCCCTTCCTTGAAGTTCCGGAGTTGGAAAATTCTGAATGATTTGC